ATTTGTTGTTGTTGAGTGGTTAAAGATCCATCTGAATTATCTCCTGTTCCACCTAATGTGTCTCCTTTATCTGCTCTTCCATAACATTGTAGTGTTGCATCGTCTCTTGTACTTGTTGCTGAACTATTATCTGCTCCCCTTAAATTAGAGTCTGCTAAATCAGTACAAATAAGTGGTGCGTCATCAATATATAAGTTTAGTAGTCCATGTATTTCTCCTTCTGCTATTGCATCAATAAAATATACTAATTTACTATCTTCCTCTGCTGTATCAGCAAATATTGGCGCTCCCTCTATTCTTTGCACTCCGTAAACAACAGGAAGTGTTTTAGCTTGTAAGAATATATTTATATTTACATTATTATCTACTGCTTCCTGATATTCTCTATATGCATCTTTCTTTTGTCCTAGCCAACTCCCAAGCCAACCACCTCTTCTTACTCTTTCTTTTCTATATTTAGTTACATAGGTTTTATAAACTGCTTGTTGTGATAGTGATGTTTCTGAGTGCATAAATCCAAGGTCATATGCATATTGTCGTCTTACTGCAACATCTGGTTGAGGATTTCCTTGTCCATCAAGTGCTCTGTGCACTTCATCTGTCATTAATCTTCCTTGAACATGTGTAAAATCTCCCCAATGACTTGTGAGATTCCATTTTACTTGAGTTTTATTTATTGATTCTTGTATGTTACAAGAAGAGATTATTCCTTTAAATACAAGTACAGAAGTGTTTCCTATAACTGCTCCTGTTTCTGGATTTATAAATATTTTGTGGATAAATACTTCTCTATTTAAAAAAGAAGGATTCGTTGCATTAGTTCCTCTTTCAAGAGTAGCTGATTTTAATTCTTCAGAATCTAATTCTATTGTTACTGCAACAGAAGTATCTGTCGGTACTGAACTATCATCTGAATCATTACCTGTTGTTAGTAGTGTTATTGTTTTGTTTGCATCGCCAAATGCTGAAATTACAAAAGTTTCTGAGGAGTTGCCAGTAGAAAAGTTTCCAGAGTTTTTAGTAATTTTAATTTTATCGCCTTCACGAAAACCTTCTTCAACTAAGTCTACAACATTTCCATTTAGTACAGATGTTGAAACTGTAAAAGTATTACTACTAAAACTACCTGAAACAGAACTAGCGATACCTAAACTTTCTGCAGATAAAGTAAGAGACATACTTGTGGCTCTAGCAGTAATTGTTTCTGAATAACTTCCTATTGCCTCTATTCTATTTGCTCTATAAATTTGTGAGCCGTTAGAGTTTCCATCATGGTCTACTGAGCCATCATCAAAAGAAAAATCTCTACTGCCATCTGTCAGATAAACATATCTATTTGCATTAGTTCTATACTTTCCATCACTATCAGGCGCAAAAGGTCTTTCAAATTTAATTAAGTGTGCATATTCAAACGGTTCATTATTAATTAAGGCCGTTTCTATGTTTGAATTAATACTTCTTTTTGCCATTATGGTTGTGCTTCCTCTAGTTGTAAACTGAATTGAAATAAATTGTTGTTTCCTAAATCATACTCTATTACATCTGAGGTCATAATAACTCTTATTAATACATTTTCAAAGTTAATAGTAGAATCATTAGAGACAGCTTTCTCTATTGGTGGTGAAGTGTAAATTATTCTTTCTCCACTATTTGGTTGAGAACCTGAAAGATAGTTTGAATTAGTTAATACTTTTATAATCTTATATGCTTTTAAATGATTAGAATTACTACTATCAGTAAAAGTTATCATATCTCCTGGTCTTAAACCTTCTGAAGCATTATCAGAACTAAATCCATCGGCAGTAAAACTTCTTGCTCCTGCACTTATAGCTCCATCAACGCTTACAGTTCCAGTAAATCCTGAAGTTCTTGTATCTGCATATTGAGGTAAAGATATAAAGAAAGGTCTAATTTTTCCATACTCTAAAAGAAAGTTATGAATAGGTTCAAACTCATCTCGTGTCATTGGATTATAGGAAATGTTAATATTCCACTTTTGATTTGCAATCGCACGAGTAATCACACGACCACTATTAGTTCTTGAAATTGCTACAGGTCTTTGACTTGCAAATCTTACTGATGCAAATCCTGGTCCTGTAACTCTTGTTCCTGTTGCGCTTCCGTCCTCTGCTATTCCAAAGTTAGGGTCTGGTAATCTGTTTGCAAAACTACTAAACTGTGCCATTATGTATCTCCTCCACTACTTCCGTATGCCATGGTATCTACATTCTCTAAAAAGTTTTCTCCATTTTGATTGGCTGCTTGTCTTATCATTTTAATTATATTTCCTTGTTGATTCATAAGTACATCTTCAACACCTGCTGAGTCTAGTGCTGAAATAGAGAAGTTTACATTCATAGTTCCTCCTCCTAAAGCATAATTAGGAGTTACATCTATATCTGAAGAAGCAGATACAATCTCAGGTCCTCTTTCTCCAACCACTATTCCACCATCTGAGTAAGATTTTCTACCCATTGCTCCACCTGGGAATGATGCTCCTGCTCCACCTATATCTTGTCCTGTTGTTCTGCCACCTCTTAAATATGCGAGTTCACTTGCAGTTGCTCTTTGAGACACATCAACTGCGCTTCCTCTATTTCCAATATTAAGATTTGTTTGAGGAGTTTCTATATTACTTGAAGTACTTTGATACTTAGTTTTTGCTATAATTGCTAACTGAGCCGCACCTAATGCAGCCATCATTGCAGAAAGTGCTATATTAAATGGTGGCGGTGCTGAAGCAAGTGCTTGAACTATAGCAGCTGAAGTATTAACAACTGTTTGAGCCATTTGAAGTTTCTTATTTGTTTCAAAAGACTTTCTTGCTATGGCATCTTTCTTTGCTTCCATAGCTCTTATTTTATTTAAAGATTCAGCAGATTTACCATCTCTTTTCTTTTCTGCCGCTATTTGATTGTCTATTTCTGCAACTTGTTGTCTTGTTGAAGCCTGTAATACCATACTAACTTGTGCAAGTATATTTCCTACAGCTTGAAGTCCTTCAGCAGATTTAAGACCCTCCATTGACATAATATTAAATGCATCAGCAATACCTAGTATTCCAGTAGTTGCAGCAGCTACAAACTCTCCCTCTGGCCCAAGTCCTTTTAGTTGTTCAATCATTGGGTTTAAAATACCTTCTGTTGCTTTTAGTTTTTCTTGAGCACTTCCACCAACTGCTTCTGTAAGTAAGTTACCTGTTGTTGCATCAAATGTTGCCTCTTGACGTTTTTCAAAAACTCCTCTACCTGCTGCTGCTCCTATTCTGTCAATTGTTGTTCCTGTTTGTTCTGCGGTTGCAAATGCTCCAAACATTGTGCTTCTAGCTCCAGTTATAGTTCTGCTTAGAGCATTTCGAGCGCTTTGTGTTTGTGCTAGCAGTAATTCTTCCTGCAGTTGAATCAATCTTACTCTTTCATCAGGATCTAAATTTTTATTGGCGTTTATTTTTTCTATAGCTATTTTCTTTTCTAGGCCTAGTATTTCTAATTTAAGTTTGAGTTCTTCTCTCGCAGCGTTAATTGTAAGTTCTGCTTGTTTTTTGGCATTTTCTACAGCTTGTTCTCCAGTTAGTGTAAAAGTACCTCTTTTTCTAAGAGTTTCTAATTTTTGATTTAGAGTAAATAAAGCTCCCTCTGCCTGTGCTGCTGATTTTGCTGCTGATATCAAAGCTGAACTCAGCTTTTTCTCTTCAGCAAGTTTATTTGCTTCGTCTGATAACTCTCTGAATTGCTTAGCAAGTGCTTCAATTCTAGTTGTTGTGCCTCCAGCACCATCATCTATTTCCTCAAATAAATTTTTTGTAGTTATTCCAAACTTCGCTAGTGTTGCAATCTCTTTATCGCTAATCTCTCCTAGTAACTGTTCTATAGCTTTTTCTTCGCCTAGTTGAGTTGATAAATTAACAAAACTATTTACTATAGAATCTACTTGATCTGCTAAAACTGTAAACTCATTTTTCTTTTTCAATCTATTTAAAAACTCACTAAATACTTTATCGGTTTGTAATAATCCTTTTCCAAAACTTTGAATCTCTCCTTCAGCACCTTGAACACCACTATTAAGTTGATTAACAATAGACTCTATTACTCTAAGAACTTCTGATGATTTTACTCCTGAGTCTATTAACAGTTGTATATATTCTGTAAAACCTGAATTTGGGCCAAAGAAATCATTTACAACTATAGCTCCTATTTCTGCTTCTTCTTTAATTTGTCTGATTCCCTCTGCTGCTTCTTCAAAAATTTTAGTAACATCAGATTCATTAATAGTTTCTACAAATTTTTCTGTTGGTTTGAAGAAAAAATCTACTGTGGCTTTACCAAAATTTCCAATAGCTTCTATACTGTCTCCTATAAAACTACCTATACCATCAAAAACAGTTTTTACACCTGTAGGTATTATAAATCCTGCATCATATAATTCTTTTATTACCATAGAAACTCTTTTCATTCCTAGTTCAAATTTACTTATCTTTTTTTCTTGTCCTAATTCATTAATTGCGGCATTTACTGCTGCGGTTAATTCATCAAATGCTCCAGCTGCAAAAGTAGTATTTTGTCTAAGTTCAAATAAAGTTTCTGTTATAGCATCAAATCCGTCTTTTTGATTTCTTAATAACTGTGCTGTTTCTTTTACACCTATATTAAAATCCTTTAAGTTATCATCAAACTCTTTTACTGTTGTTTGAAGTTTTTGAATTCCACTATCAGCATCTTTTGAACTTCTAAATACATTAATTAAAAATTCTACTAGCAGTCCTCCAATAAATATAATTTGTCCTGCTAATGGAATAGCATTTACTAAGGCGGCTCCAAATAATCTTATACCACCTGCTGCTAGTTTAGAGCCAACTTTTACTTGTGTTCCAAAATCTTTAAATCTTCTTTGATTGCCTTTTCCAGTTAGATTTCCTAACTTTCTTTCTGTAAGATTTACTTCTCCTCTTAGTTTACCAAATGCTTTATTAGCCTCTTTAAAACCTCCAAGTCCACCAGTTGCCCCAATAGCTACAACTCCTTTTGAAAGTTGACCTTCTTCTCTAGCAGCTCTGTTTGCTATCATAGCCTTTTGTTGAGAAGCTGCTCTTCCTGCTTCTGCTGCTTTTAACTCTTCGACTTCTCTTTTTAATTTTCGTATAGCTTCTAGTTCTCGTTCCTTTCTTTTCAATTCTTTGCCTGAGAAGTTTGTTAAATTTCTTTCTCTAAGTTTTTCTGATTTACTTAGACTTCCCAGTGCTTTATCATAATTTTTTATTTGTGTGTTTTGTGCTAGTTGATTTCTTAGTTGTTTAACTCCTGCTCCTCCAAGATTGGAAGCAATTACTGCTTTTTTCCTTGCTTGTATAATTCTATTTGAAGATTCTTCTTGTTTTGATGCTGCTATTTTTGCTTTTTCTGCCGCCTCTAAAGATTTATCGCCTAATTGTGTTAAGGCTGGGAACATTTGACCAACAATAGTACTTGCAAAGGCAACTAGAGTTCCTAGTAATATAGCTGAGTTAGCAGTAAGTAATTTAATGAGGGGTGTTATTGCAACGTTTGCAAAACCAATTAGTTGTTTTGTTAAGTCAGCAAATGATGCTGCTAGTTGGTCATACGGATTGGGGTCTATTTGGTCTGCTATTCTACCATATTTTAGTTCGCCTTGTTCTATTGCGGCATTTAAAAATGCTTGTCGTCTTTCAAAGTCCGATAACTCACTTGCAGCCTTTCCTAAACTAGCTGCATAGTTTTCTGTTGCAGTATCTAATCTTACAAGAATACCTAATTCATCAAGAATTTCAGGTTCTAGTTTTGCGACCCCTCGGAAGAGCCTGTCAATAGAGTCTCCTAAATTTCTACCTAAAGATATAGAAGCATTACGAGCAACTTGACCTAATCTTTCTATACTTTCTGTTGAGAATCCTGCAGTAAGTGCTACTGCAGAAGCTCTAGTAGCATCTTCAAATGACAGTGCTTGATTTGTAATTTCTCTTAATTTGTCAGTAATTACTGAACCAGTTCTACCTACTTGAGCAGCTAAAAAATCAAAACCTTTTGCTAAAGTTTCTACTTGTGCTGCACTTCGTAAAGCATTAAAAGCAGCTGTTGCCGCAAAGACGTTAGCTGCTAATGTTGCATAAGCACCAACAAGGCCAGAACTTCCCGACCCTATGGTTTGATTCATTTTTGAAAAAGATTTTGCTGAACTTAAGTTGCTTTGAAATAGTGCTTTATTCTGCTTATCATAATCTTTTGCAGTTTTACCAGCTTTCTTTGTATTTTGTGCAGTCTTTTCTACTTCTTCACCAAGACGAGCAGTATCCTTAGCTACGACACTAATATTTTTGCCCGATGCTACTACTTCAAACGAAGCTACTATTCTTTTATTGCTCATTTATCTTTTTCTTTTTATTTTATTAATTTCTTCTTTGAGTTTCTTTTGTGAAGCCTCTATAGCTCTTCTTTCTAGCCAAAGACACATTTCAAAAACAAATTCTCTATTAATATCTTTATTTTGTTTAATTAGAAACTCAAAATTTGTGTAGTCTTTTCCTACAAATCCAACTTCAGAATAAACTCTATCTCCTAATGAATGATAGATATTTACAGCATCTATCACTGCTTGTGGAAAGTCTTCCCACTCTGCTGGACATTTTTCCCAATCAGGTTCTTCATTCATCTGTTCGCACATTTCCAAGTATTGAGACTTGGTCATGCCAACATCTTGATTATCAAGAAGAACTTTCAGCTTTTGGTATATTAGCTCCTTGGCTTCCGCTACGAAAGTTTTCTAAGTCAAAGACTACCTCGTTGAGCCAATTATCAAATTCGTTAGAATTTTCTACTAATACTCTAGCGTTCTCAAAAGTAAATTCCATTAATTTTTCGGGGTCTTGACCTTTTAAATCAACAAGCATCAAGTCTTCTAAGTAACTTAACTTTAACCCTTTCCAATTTTTAATAGTTGCTTCTGTAAATTCTTTTACAAATTTAACTTCATCTAAATCTTCTTCAAACATTCTAGTTTTTCTATTGAACTTATTTGTTGTGCTTCTCTTTCTAAGAGAAGTTAATTCTTTTCTGGAAAGATTAGCAAGTTCAACACTAAATCCCTCCATGCCTGGAAAATCTACCCATGCAGTTTTACTATCTACTAATAATGATTTTAATTCCACTTTTTTCTCCTTATATTGTGTTATATGTTATAACAGACCCTAAGTTCGCAGGGCTGTCTTTTAATCTAAAATCAAAAGTTTGAGTTAAGGCTTCTGCCACACTCATTCTTTTCGTAAAGATGCAACCTGTTAAGTTTGCATCAAAATGTGTCGAACCTTCCACTAAAGTTTTTAATCTAAAACTTGAGTTTGTATCAAAGTTTTGGAAAGTTCCATAGTTACTACTAGTCATATATTGTGTTATGTTTCCTGAGACAACTCTTCTATTTAGAGTATGCTTGTTAGGATACATAGCATTATCTTGATTCGTAACTGAAAGACTATTTTGTAATGTTTCAAAAGGAGTCCAGTCTGGATTGTTTTGTACACTCAGTGTTGCAGAGATAAGCCTTGATATATCAGAGCCACCTCTCTCAACATCTAAAATCGGAACTACTGGAGTTCTTGTTGAGCTTTGTGAAGCTGTGCTACCAGGAATGGTAAAGGATTGATTACCTGCTCTTGTTAGCCTTTTTGCTTGTCCACTTATATTTACTAAACTAGGACTACTTCTATTGAAATCAAAATTTCCTTCAATTATGACAGCGCCTTCTAATTTAAAAGTACTATCATTGGTTTGTATATACAAATCAAATTCTTTTAGAATATCGTTTGTAGTAGTCAATAAAAGATCTAGCACAATACTTTCGTGTTTCTCTTTAGTTAAGTGAACCGCAAAACTAAAATTTGCAGGGTTCGCTTTCGTTATACTAGAACCTTGAAACATTTTTGTTTGATCGTGCAAAGTCTTTACTTCGTATGCATCTTCCGCAAATGTTTGGTCAAACGAAAGGTTGGGAGTCGTAAATATCCTATACGACTCCCCATTGTATACTATGTATACCTTACTTTCTCTAAGAAAGTTAACGCTCATTTTTATACAGTTCTATCAGTTGCGTATTTTGAATCAGAATGAGATGTACTACCCACATAGACTACTTTCAACTCGTCCTGGTCACTAATAGTTGTACCTTGCGCTGTGAATTCAATAGTTGTTGAAATCACATCAGCAACATCAATTGTTGGGATTGATACATGGGCTTTGTCAAGTTGAAAATCAACTCTTGGTGTAGCTGAAGAGCCACCACCCATGAATAAATTCATGTCAAAAGCATTATTAACAAGGGTTGTTGCTCCTTGTAAATCTTTTAACAGTTGGTTTGATCCATTATTCTTAGTATCTAAGTAACAAGTTAATGAGCCTGTAACCTGTCTTGTACCAGTAAATGAACCTATAGATTTATCAACCAAGCCTAATGTCTCAGGTGTTAAATAAGTAATATTATTAGCTATTGTAATGTTTCCACCAGTAATTGCTATACTGTAAGTTCTTGAGTCTAAACCACCAGCTGATGCTCCACCACCTTGTGCGGCTGCGGATAAAGTTAGTGTTGAAAGTTTATTCTTTAAGTAATCAGCATCATCGACACCACTTACATTAACGTAGTCAAAACTTTCTACATCATCTTCTGTTGCATTAGCTGAGTATGCTCTTGCACTTTCACTACTATCAGAATGGAAGGCTACGTTTGGATCTTCCATCGGTACAGATATTTGGTCAATGGTTGTACAGTTTCCTGACCAAGTAATTGTTCCAATACCATCGATTGAGAAATCAATCTCTGCTTGGTTTACTTGACACTCATTCAATCTGTATGTTGTATTTTCAAGTACAAAATAAATTTGGAATTTTAATAATTCGTGTTTATCTGACTCTTCAAAATCAACAGACCAATTACTGCTTGAAGGTGTTGCAGCACTACCTGTACTAGTTAGAGCTGTTCCTGCCATTGCTGACCATAGTATATCTTCTACAGCGCCATGATTATTTTCAGTTCCATAACTGTTTGCTCCATGAACAAACGGTCTTACATATGTTTGGAAAGACCATTCACCAGCGTCTAAAGCATCGTTAAATCTTTTTGATCCTCTAACAGGTGATGTTCCTGCCTCTGTTAGTGTAACATCAGTACTTGTGTTAGCTTGTGAGAAAGAGTATCCATCTAATACACCAATTCTAAATGTATTCGCATTAGTACTATTTCCTCTAAACAAACCTAACCCAGTTCTTGCTCCATCTACAGTAGCATTATCAGCTCCTACAGCATCAACATCAAGTTGAACTGTTCCAGAAACTGTAGCAGAATTTCCTGTTCCTTTTACAACTTGTGCTGTTGGAAAAGTAATTCTATCAGCCGCAGCATGACCACGACCTCTACCGTTATTAAAAGCAACGACTTTAGTTACGACACCACTACTTACAGCGGCAACATATACTCTTGCACCAACTCCACTACCAGTAGAATCAGAAGCTGAGTTTTGAACTAATAAATCACCTACTTCATAACCACTAGTTCCACCTGCGTGAACACTAATAGTTTGAATTCCACCTTTATTCGTCCCAGCACTTGTAGCGTGTACGCCATTAACGGTACTGAGATAAACTTTGGTTTCTCTTGATAAATTAATTGCCATTTCGTTCTCCTATTTGCTTCGGAAAGGGTCTAGCAAGATTATTATCTGCCATGCCGTCTCCTAATATCGTACTTCGACAGCCATCTCTCCAATTCCTAAAGGTTTTATTACTCCTTCATCTGTACTAAAATTTAGTATAGTGAATTGAGTTGTCTTTAAACTTGGATTGACACTATCATCATACACCAGTGCATCATTGTCGTCAATTATTTTCTCCACATCTTCAAACAATAATGCTAGTTCTTCTTGGGGATCTTCTTCATTTCTGACATATCCCCTAATTGTTAAAGTTAAAAATCTCCATTTGTAGTTATCGGGAAGATATTCACGAGTTTCATCTCCCGCAACCACACATAACTTAGGATATTCTTCGATTTCATCTAAGAACACCATATTTGCCTTTACATTTCCAAATACATTAGAAAGAAAAGGGTGATTCCCATCAATGTCTTTTAGTTTTTCAACTAAAGCATCTACTATCTTTTTTCTTTTTGTTCTATATACTGCCATTATATTGCAGCTTTCCTCAAGGTAAATTTAGCACCTAAAGCCTTAGTTGCAAGTTCTCTTATACTTTTAGTAATAAGTGGTTTTGGATTATATCCATTTGGCCATCTACCACTATTCTCAAATGTTGAGTATGGGTCCTCTTGGTATGAGTATTCTCCAATTATAGTATTTGGTCCTTGAACTAAACTATCTAATTTTACACTTCCCGCAAAAGTTCCTGTTCTAGGTTCTAGTGCTGGTCGTACCATGTTCTTTGTTACAGCTGCTTTTAATTTTGCATTAATATTTTCTTTAAAAATATTTAATTTTCTTTGTCCATCTGGTCTTCTTCTTTTAGTCTTTTTTATACCTGCTGCAAGTGCAAAAGTCTTTATTTCTTTTGCTATGTTTCTTTGTGTTTTAGCAATTGTAGCTGCTTTACCTCTTTTTACTTTTATTCTTTTTGTTCTTACTTTTTTCTTACTATTTGTTTTTTGTACTTTCTTTTTTCTTCTAAGAAAGGCATCTTCTAATTGTTGAAGCAATGCTGCATCAATTCTTTTTGATCCAGTAACTTGAAGTGTAGAGCCAAGTAGAGTATCAAGTTGATATTGTAAGTCATTAGATAAATCAAAACTAGCGCCTGTTAGTTTTGCTCTCAGTATTCCTGCTTCTTTTTGTCTTGCTCCTTTTATGTCTCTATTAAAAGTTGGTGTTTCAAATCTAAAAACTGCATCAGCTCTTCCGTCCATTGCGTCAATATATTTTTGTTTATCTAGTGTAATTACACCACCTTCGCCTTCTAGTTCTGCTATTACATCTTCAAAAGATTCACTTTCTCCAGTCTGATTCATGTTATATTGCATTCTTTCTGAGACTGCTAAAAGTTTTTGTAACTCAGTTATTGCGTTTTGTATATTATCTCTTGGAGCACCTTCTCCTACACCTAATACACCTTTTCGACCTTCAAGTATCTGTTGCCTTCTCATACCTACGGCTCCTGCTGATGACGCTCCCCCTAAGTCTTTCTCTGCATCATACGGTTCACCAAAGTCTGCCTCATCTTGATATCCTTGCAGGCCTTTGTCAAATACTTTTAATGCTCCTTGTAAAACATTTATAGTAAGGGCTATTCTACTATTTACAAAAGTAATTTCTCTATGGTCTATATCGTAACCACTCATAGCTTCTACTGCTGAGGAAATACTATTTAAATGAGTTCTTAAAGCATCTTTATTCATTGCAGGTGTGCTATCTATTATATAATCCCAATTTACTTTTGCTATTCCTTGTAAATTAGCATACCATGCTCCTGCTTTTTGTAGTTTTCCCTCTATAGCTTCATCTATTTTGTCTTTTACTTCTGTTGATCGTCTATTATAAGTTGCTATTATACTTTCACTTATATCTGCCCACTTCTCTCCGCCTTGAAGTGGGGCATTTGTTACAATATAATTAAAAGGACCTTTTACTGCCATTATTTATAAACCTTATACATATCAAGTATTCTCTTGATATAATCTGGGAAATCTATATTATCCCTTATAGAACTACTAATTTGATTTTGAATAGTAGCTCCACCAATATTTAATCTTTCTTTTCTTTCATCTTTTAAGTAGTATTTTACCAAATCAAAACATGCAAGTTGTATATCTGACGGTGTTGAAGCGTAACCAGCTTTATACACTACTTTTACTGCTTTTCTTCCTTTCGGAAACATTTTATCTGCTGTGTCTGTTGTTCTAAAAATTGTGTCTGACTCAAAGTCTACTGTAAAGTCATATTTTCCACTTGAATCTGAGTTTTCGCTTATTAATGTAACATAGCTATCAGCTTGTGAACCTCTCTCTTCTACTGACACTATGGAGACAAGTGGGCTTTCATCTAACATGACTGCATTTGTCATGTTATCTTTTATATCAAAAAATTCTGTTTTATTTGAACTATAGTAGTCCAAAAATGACATACCGCAGTATCTTTTTACAGACTGACTAATTGCTGGTATAATAGTATTGATTCTTGCATCATCTGACATACCAGATAACCCAGCAAAGTCTTTATACTGCTGTAAGGTTATTAAATTTGTTCCGCCTGTTATTACTGCCATATCTCAAAAAGTGTGGGGTTTAAGGTAACCCCACAAAACCGTAGTAAAGCTATTAAGAAGCTTTGTACATGTGTCCCCACTTAGAAGTTGCACCATCGATTAGGTCAATAAAACCTAGTCTCTGAGAAGCCACTAGGACTCTTCTTTGGTTTGCTACTTCGTAGTCAGACTCGATTGTAACTCCTCTTAATCTTGGAATTACATAGTTTCTTGGGTACACAGCGATAGCTGCGAACTTACTAACTGCTGGTGAAGCGAATTCATCACAAAGGATAACTCTTGAACCGAACACTTGTCCGATTTCACCAGATAGCTTAGTTGCCATGTCGCCAACTAGGTTAGCGTCTTGGAACTCAGAATCTTCTAGTAGTTCATAGTATGTTCTCTGTGAAACAACATAAACTACTTCACTTGGATTCACACCATATTTACCCATATTTTTTCTCATTGAAAGCAATTCAGCTGCTGTTACAGTATCAGTTGCAAATGCAGTTGATGATTGTGTAAAGTCTGAATCGTTTCTTGCTAAGTGTAATAAGCCTTCAAAAGCTGCACCTGATGTACCAAAAGCACCATCAGCGTCGTCACCTGCTAGGATAGCATTTTCGATTGCTCTAGCATGAGATCTTACCATTGACTCTCTAATTAAAGGAAGTATTGGCATAATTGCATCTTCTTCTGTTTCATTACCTAAGAATGATTGAGAAATAAGTTTCTTTGTTGAAAGAGTTCTTTCAGCTAAATCTATACCACCAAAAGGTGAACCATAAGTATCTCCTCTTTGTGCTAAGTTACCGTGAGGTGAAGAACCACCTGCGGTTTGAGCTGATGCAAATTCAGCATAACCTGAATCTGGCAATATTGGAACTATCATGTTAGCAGAATTCATTACGATTTCTCTAAATAATGGTGCCAATACTAGTTCGTTTTGAATGTCTCTCTCAACATTTGTTGAAACAATCTGCTCAAAGTCTGCAGAAGATACTTGAATACCTGAGTGCTCATTTACCTTCTCCATTACATTTTTAGCGTAATCATTATTCCAACCTTTTCCTGTTGCAACACCTGCAAACTTCGCGTCCAAGATATCCTGTTCAAAAGCTTTTTTCCAATCTGAGCTACCTCTATCTGAGAAAACTCTTTTGGATTCTCTCATTTTCATAACTTCTTCGGATTTTTCACTTAATTGAGATTCAAGTTCTTTAACAACACTTTCTAAATCTTCGTGCTTTTCGTTAACTCTTGTCTCAAGATCGGACATCAATTGTTCCGCACCAGTCATTACTGATGTTACGATTGATTTTTGGTCTTCCTGTTTTGCTTCTACAGCAGCCTTTTCTTCAGCTTCAGAAATT